TCACTAACTGGTGGTCGCAAGGTCATCATTATTGATGAAGCGGACTATCTAAATCCCAATTCAACACAACCTGCTTTGCGTAATGCGATTGAAGAATTTGCAGGCAACTGTTCGTTTATTTTTACTTGTAATTACAAAACTCGTATCATTGAACCATTGCACTCTCGCTGTGCCGTAATCGATTTCAATTTGAAGAACGGTGAGAAGGCCAAGATGGCATCTGCTTTCTTTAAGAGAGTTCAGATGATTTTGCAAAGTGAAAAAGTTGAGTTTGTTGATTCAGTTATTGCAGAATTAATTAAGAAACACTTTCCAGATAATCGCCGTATTCTAAATGAGTTACAACGATATTCACAGTTTGGAAAGATTGATACTGGTGTTCTTGCACAGATTGGTAATGTTCAACTAAGTGAGATTACTAAACATATCAAAGACAAAGACTTTGGTGCAATTCGTAAATGGGTTGGCAGCACAGATATTGATGCGAATGTTTTATTCCGTCAATTGTATGATGCATTGTATGATGTAATGAAACCGCAATCTATTCCACAAGCAGTTTTGATTCTTGCAGAATATCAATACAAACAAGCATTTGTTGCTGATTCCGAGATAAACACCGTGGCTTGCCTAACAGAGCTCATGGCAACATGTGATTTTGTATGATGGATTTATTGAAACCAATCTTTGATACTATTATGTTATGAGCAATCCATTTGATTACCTAAACGCAATTCTTCAAAACAAAAAACAGTTAATTGTTGATGAGTTGACTGAAAAAGACTATTCGCCATTTATGGTTAATAGAGGTCTCTCTTATCACAAAGACTGTATCATGTATGCAAATGAAATGAACAGTCGCCACTTGATAGATAAAAAATTACAAAATGATTTTTTACTCAATACTATCCGTTCACAAAAAAGACCGTTTACGAAGTGGGCAAAGCCTATAAATCGTGAAGATTTAGCATGTGTCAAACAAGTCTATGGATTCTCTAATTCTAAGGCCAAAGAAGCATTAAGTATTCTTTCTGATGATCAAATAAAATATTTAAAAGATCAAACTGATGTGGGCGGATTAAAAACTTAACACTTATTAGAGATTGAAAAAATGATAAATACCGTGCGGTCCCAAAAAAGACCGTTTACGAAGTGGGTAAAGTCTGTGAAAAGTGAAGATTTATCATGTATAAAACAAGTCTTTGGCTTCTCTGACTCAAAAGCATCAGAAGCTGCGCGCCTACTCAGTAAAGAACAAATCCAACAACTAAAAGAACAAACCGATATCGGTGGATTGAAGAGGTGGTAAAATGGTAGACTTGAATAAGTTTGTTGAGGTAACACTCAACGAACAGGATGATTTTTTAAAAGTTAGGGAGACACTTACCCGAATTGGTGTCTCTTCCCGTAAGGAAAAGGTTCTTTATCAATCGTGTCACATTCTACACAAACAAGGACTTTATTACATTGTTCACTTTAAAGAGTTATTTGCATTAGATGGAAAACCATCAAATATTTCAGAAAATGATATTCAAAGAAGAAATGCAATTGCAAATTTGTTAGAAGAATGGGGACTAGTAAAGATAATTAATCACAAATTGCTAGAAGACAATATTGCACCACTACATCAGATTAAGATAATATCCTTTAAAGAGAAAGATGATTGGCAACTGGTGGCAAAATATAATATTGGCAAGAAACTATATGAACATTGAAATGGGATTAACTTATGAAAATTCTGAAATTACAAAATCGTTACACTGGAGAAATTGTTTATTGTGAAGATGTGAATGATGTTGTCGCTGAAGGCGCTTACACTTTCATTAAAGTATATAAAGAACAATTACCTGGTAGAATTTACTTGGTCAACAAAGACGCTTATGTTTTGGTGACTAAATAAAACCGTGATGCCTTAGAGGTCACATTTTTTTATAACTCGCTTAATAGGAGAAAACTATGACATTAGGACATATTTCATTTGGTCCGTTGCACCACTCTACACTCGGCTTTGACCGATTCTTTGATGATGTTGAAAAACTTATGAATGTAGATGTGCAGAAAACTGTATCAAACTTTCCACCACATAACATTGTAAAACTGGACGATACTCATTACATCGTAGAACTTGCCGTTGCAGGATTTTCTAAAGATGAAATTGAAATCTCAGTTGAAGATGGTAAACTAACTGTCAAGGGTGAAAAGGAAGATAAAGAAAGCAAAGTGCAATATCTACACAAAGGTATCGGCACAAGGTCTTTCACAAAGACACTCACCATTGCAGATACAATCGAAGTAAAAGGTGCTGAGTTCAAGGATGGTATTCTAAGTATTGGCTTAGAGAATATTATTCCTGAACATAAGAAACCTCGCAAGATTGAAATTGGTGAAGGTTTGAAGTCATTCAAACCACAACTGCTTCAAGAAGCAGTCTAAACGGTAGGGGTCGCAATGACCCCTATTATTGCCACACCTCTATAGAATTATTTGATATAATATGATTATGAAACCTGATAAAAACTTCAAACTTCCCAAGCAAGTAAAACGAACAATGGCAACTATGGTTGATTCCGTTGAACGAAACACATATAAAAATATGATGATTCAAGCGCAACTGCATTCCAATAAGACTGAAAAACAATCCGGTAAAAAAGACAAGCCTAAGCCAAAGAATGTTGCCTAGTAAATTTGCTGATGCACACATGAAGGCAGCTGAGGTTTATGCTCAGTTGTCTTCCGCGGTGCGATTAAAAGTTGGATGTGTTGTTGTAAAAAATGACACCATCATTGGCATTGGTTACAATGGCATGCCTTCAGGTTGGGATAACAACTGTGAAGATTATTCTGGATTAGATTCAAATGGTAACCCAACTTTAGTAACTAAACCAGAGGCGCTTCATTCTGAAACTAATGCGCTCGCCAAGATTGCACGGTCAACAAATTCAAGTGATGGGGCAAGTATGTTTATCACACATGCACCTTGTTTAGATTGTGCTAAATTAGTTTATCAATCTGGAATCAAATCTGTATATTATCGTACCAGTTATAGAAATACAGCTGGTATAGATTTCTTAAATAAATGTAATGTTCAGGTGATAATGATATGATGTACACAACCAAAGTTCTAGAAATTTGTGAGAATGGTGATGCACTCGTTGAATTGCCTAATGAGTTGGTAAAAGAACTTAATTGGGAAATTGGTGACACACTTGATTACGAATTGAAGGATGGATCTGTTTTTATAAAAAATCTTAGTAAGGAAAAAAGAGATGCTAGTGCTACCTGATAACATGATAGGTAAACCAGTTGGTTTTACCTGTTCAACCTGGGATTTACTTCATGCTGGGCATATTCTAATGCTTGCTGAATGTAAAACAATCTGTGACTATTTGATTGTTGGTGTTCAAAGTGATCCAACAATTGATAGGCCAGAAACTAAAAACAAACCTATTCAGTCTGTTGTTGAAAGGTATGTTCAATTGTCTGCTGTTAAGTTTATTGACCAGATTATTGTTTATGATACAGAGAAAGACCTTGAAGACTTGTTGATGTTTCTACCGATTAGTGTTCGCATTATTGGTGAAGAATACAAAGACAAAGAATTTACAGGTAAACAAATCTGTGAAGATCGTGGTGTTAAAATTTGGTACAACTCTCGCAATCATCGATTCAGTTCTTCTGAATTGAGAACTAGAACTTATCAGTCTGAATTAAAAAAGAAAGGCTAATAATCACCTGATTTAGGCAGTTATGCTAACCAAAAGCTTGCACCCCAACATAATCTATGTTATAATGTGTAAAGTAAGTTAAATTAAATAAAGAGGTATAGTAATGAACATTCGTGAATTGGCAAAAAAACTCGCTGTAGAGTACAAGATGCCAAGGGCAGATAGGTATGATTTATATTTGCGAGACTTTGACAGCATGGTTGAGATTCTTGGATGGGTGCAAGATCCATCCGCAGATATGAACGACTATCGTGGAAGAGAAATGCTTTTTCCTAAACGATGGGTGACTATTGGTGTATTGCCTTTTGAAATACCTGTCAATGTATAGAGTGTCTTATTATATCAACGGCTCATCAGCAGTATCATTCAAAGAATTTGATAATATTGCTGAAGCTATAGATTTTTCAAATAAGCAACCCATTAACTCAGTATTGGAAATTAAATTATATGACAACGAAGCTCGTAACCTTCAAAACGAATCATACGATTCTCGCAGGAGTGGATTGCAAAAGTGATAACAAAATTGTTATTACCAAACCAGTTCAAGTAGTATTACAATCAACTAAAGATGGTCCAATGATGGCTTTTGCCCCATTCTTGGATTTTGCAGAAGAGTTTGCCACAGGTATTACTATTGAAATGGATTCTGTTTTGTGTATCACTACACCAAATACAGACCTCGAAAATCAATATAGTAAAGTATTTGGTAGTGGCATCGAAATCGCAAGTGTGATTCCTAAGGTTTAATTATTTATAAAAAATGAAATACTACACAAATGTTGCTTCTGTTGGCAACAACATACTCTATCGTGGTATTAAAGAAGGCCGGCGTGTAAAGTTAAAAGTAGCTTACACGCCGACTTTGTTTTTGCCAAGTAAAAAAGAAACTGCCTTCAAAACACTGAATGGTGATTTTCTTGAGTCAATGAAGTTTGAATCTATTCGTGAGGCAAGAGATTTCGTTAAGCGTTATGAGGGTGTTGAGAATTTCAAAATCTTTGGCAATTCTTCTTATCAATATGCCTTTATTGCAGATGAACAAAAGGGCATGGTTGATTGGAAGATGGAAGACTTGTCTGTTGCAATAATTGATATTGAAGTTGGTTCCGAGAATGGTTTTCCTGATCCATACCTTGCAAATGAACCAATCACAGCGATTGCAATTAAGTATATTAATGGTGCAATGACTGTATTTGGTTGTGGGGATTACAAAGTACAAGGTGATGAAGTCTATATCAAGTGTGATGATGAATACAATCTTTGCAAGAAGTTCCTAAGATTTTGGGAAGAGAATTGCCCTGATGCAATTTCAGGCTGGAACATTAAGTTCTTTGATATTCCGTATATTGTAAATCGATTCAATAAAGTTCTCGGTGAAGACGAAACAAAGAAACTATCACCATGGGGTTACATCAACAGCCGCAAAACTGTAATGAACAACCGTGAATTGGTTGCATATGATTTTGTTGGTGTATCTACATTAGATTACATTGAGTTATACAGATGGTATGCGCCAGGTGGTAAATCACAAGAATCATATTCACTGAACAATATTTGTAATGTTGAAATTGGTGAGAGTAAAATATCCTATGAAGAGTTTGATAACCTTCATGCGTTGTATCGATTGAATCATCAAAAATTTATTGAATATAACATTAAAGATGTGGATCTGGTTCTTAAGCTTGAACATAAATTAAAACTGATTGAGTTGGGTCTTACTCTTGCGTATGATACCAAAACAAACTATGAAGATATCTTTGCGCAAACAAGAATGTGGGATTCTCTAATTTACAATTATTTGTTTGAAAGAAATATCATTGTTCCACCAAAGAGTCATAATAGTAAATCAGCTGCGTTTGAAGGTGCATATGTCAAAGAAGTGCAAGTTGGTAAACACGATTGGGTTGCTAGTTTTGACTTAACATCCCTATATCCACATTTGATGGCACAATATAACATTTCACCAGAAACTTTGATTGAAGTCGATGATTATACCAAAGAGATGCGAGATGTTATTTCTAAAGGCGT